AAGGGTTGAGCCGCTTGACGTTGTGAAGGCAGACGACAATTCCCCTCGTTCAATAACAGGGGTTATGTCCGTAAGCGTTCCGTCCTGATCTATAACTTGAAGGCGTAGATGCGTGCCAAACGCGCACCATCCCGTCCTAGCAAGGTCCGCCCATGTAAACATGCCCCGGCAGATACCCGTTAAGGTGTCCGACGTCACAAGTTCCTGGCCGTAAATGGTTTCAAACCGCCCATTCGTCACCCGCATTTTATCCGCATTGATTGCGAACGGGGACGCGGCTAGGGGCGATTCGTCCTTATAGACAGACGGGCCTAGGTTTACAGCTACGTACAATTAAGCCTCGGGCCAGTTATCAGCGCCAACAAGTAAAGCGCGCTGCTGCGAAGTCAGGATGCCATCAGAAACAAGAGCCGCAGTGAAAGCTGCTACGTCTGCTTTCTCGTATGTCGTGGCCTTAGACCATGCCGCGTAGGCGTCCAGAACGTCACCGTTGGTTGATTGAGATGCGGCTTTGAAGGCTTGCCCATAAACCCCGCCGCCTAGCTGGTTCTGCACATGCTTGCGGAATTGTTTATCGGTCATGATTACAGGAGCCTTCGGCCTTTCCGCGTTGCCAGGCTTTGGCTTCTCGTATCCGTTCTCCCCGACCACAATGTCCCCGCTTTCGACTTCATCAGGGACTTGAGTAAACCCGGTTACGCCAAGCTTTCGTTCGAGGTCCGCAAGGTCTGTGAACACGTTGCTCGGGACTGAGTACACATCAATCCAGCGGCCTTCAATGTTGCGTGCGTAGTTCATTTTATCACCACATGATCCAAGCGTAACCAGGGCCACCCGCCCCGCCGGTAGTGTCAGGTGCCCCAGCCAAGGCCGCACCACCACCACCGCCGCCGTTACCGCCACGGCCTCCGGTAATGGTGCCCGTTGTGTTCGACTGAGAAGCAGCGCCGCCACCGCCGAACATCCCGCCCTTACCGCCCGTTGCAGCCGCGCCACCCGAAGAACTGGTCGCAGCGCCACCACCAGCCATAAATCCGCCATCGCCACCGTTCGCATTGCCCGCGCCGTTATACGCACCAGCACCACCGCCGCCGGGTTCGCCGTCGTTTTTAGTCACGGCCCCAGTGATGCCAGTCGCACCCGCGCCCAATGGCGTCCAATAAATGCGAGGGCGTTGGCTTTCGGATAGTTTGGCTATATTTCCCGCTGTGCCGGTGTCATCAATCGCCGTTCCTGCCGTCAGACCACTCGCTGCCGAACGGGTCCCGCCGCCGCCGCCGCCAGCCGTGCCGCCCGCGCCAGCCCCGATAAAGTAGAACCCGGAGCCTCCGGGTGCTTCGTTCGCCGCGTCTGAGGCTTCACCCGCGACAAGCAAACTTGCACCCGCGCCCGCGCACCCACTCGTCGCCGCAGCCGCGCCGCCATTTTTACCCGCCCCATAAGGGCTACCGGGAGACGCACCACCGCCCGCGCTGCGGTCTGTACCACCACCCGCCGCCGTGCCGCCGTTACCGCCTGAATAGTTAGCGTCACCGCCTGTTGCCGTTCCACCCGTCCCGCCCGTACCGGACGAGGCAGAGAGAACACCGCCACCGCCTCCGGTGCAGCTTACGGTCCAAGCAGACGTACCCGCAGCGATGCTTGAAGTTCCGCCGGTTGAGCCACTCGTTCCAACCCCACCAGCACCACCAGCGCCGACGATGATTGTAATAGTCTCGCCCGCAATGACTGATTTCTTGGCTTCGGAATAAGCACCACCACCGCCACCTCCCGCACACTCGCCGTCGTTTGTCGTTCCGGCACCACCGCCCCCACCCGCCATACATCCAAAGATCAGGCTGTTAATCCCTGCCGGGACGGTGAATGTGTAAGTGCCAGGCGCGAACCATTCGAGAAGGTGCGGAGTACCGCCGCCACCCAAGCCGTATTTAGTTGCAATGCTCGCCATTAGAACGGACTCCCGCCAATGAGACGCGAGATAACTGCTCCCGCGCTTGAATATGAATACCGAATAACAGGACCCACCGCGCCATCCCCGACGTAGGTGTCGTCAGTTGCCGAGCCGTCGATGGTTTGGGAATTTCTCCCCACCGTTGACGTAACTCCCGCCGTGGTGCGGAAGTCCACAATCACAAATTCGCCATCGGCTGCGAATGTTGGGAGAATGGCCGGGCCGGTGCCGGTGATGATGTATGTATTATAAGGGGACGTTGCGACCGTGGAATTTGTGATGGTTGAAGTGATTGTCCCGCCAACAGACTGGAGCGTCTCAATGGTGTTAGCATCAAGCGCAAACTCAAGGCCCTCATTTGCGGAGGGGTTTGTTTGGGATATTTCAACACCAGAACCAGCCGTCAGCTTAGTCCCGGCATATCCCGCCGTGGTATCAGTCGCGCTGATAAGGATCGTTCCAGCCGCCGCCGGGATTGTACTATTGGCGATTGCTTGCTCGACCGCCGCCTTGTCCATCAGGTCGCGGTTATTCGCGGGCGTGATCTGAGCGCCGATGTAGTTGGGCGTTCCAAAATAACAGTCTGAGCCGTCGCAATAGACTTGAGCCTGACGACCGTTAGGGATTGCAACGCCCGTCCCGGCTGAAGTCTTAACCGTGATGGTCTGGCCGGTGCTGTTTTTAATCAGGTCCCACTGCCATTGAACAGATGGCACAACCAGATTGGCCACACTCGAAAGGCTACCAGTCAGCAAAAGGACAGCCACCTGTCCGGTATTCGTGGCAACGTAGTTCGTCCAAGTCAGCGTTGTGCTGCCCGTCATGGCGAGGCTTTCGACGCCCTTAGAACCACGGTCTGTAAGACGTAGGGCTTCGTTTAGCTTGTCGTCACCCCACGTATTTGTGTTGCTGCCCTGCGATTGCTGGCGAAGGCCGTATCGTGCTGTTGCTGTATCAGTCATTAGATCGCACTCCCATCGGCATATCTCCAAGCGCCGTTAATATCCATCCACGCAGGGCGAGACGTATCGAGGATGTAAATTGCCTTGTATCTGTTCTCAGTCCCCAACGGCACATTAGCCGCCGCGAAGGGTGGGAAAAACACAGGCGCAAACATCTGCTCTGCGACATACGCCTCAATATCGCGCGTGTCATTACTTACAAGCGGCATTAGACAATCCCTCTGACATTGATGCTCGCCGTGATCGGCGCGCCGCTCCAACGGTTCAAGGTGTTGTCGTTCGTAATGTCCTTAATCCCCTCATCGAATGCACCCTTCCAAAGCTGGATACGGGCGTCGTCCTCGATATGGGCGGTCAATTCCACGAGAGCGCCGTACAAGAGCAAGTCGGGGTAGTTCACCAACAGAATGTTGCTCGTGTTCGTGTCGCTGAGGGGCGTGGGTTGGTAGTAGTAAAACAGCTTAATATTATTCGGGCTCGCCGGGATGGGGCGCAAATAGATCAAGGTTCCAAACGTCGCGTATGAGGCCGGAATACCGATAGCGGTCGAGGGGTATTCGTTAATCAACTGGGTAAGGTCTTTCTGCGCCAACACCGCGTTGGGCGTGGTCTGCAAAATCAACGCTTTCGCCATTGAGAAGTCGGTCGGGAGCGTAATCGTCTCAACCGACCCAACGGTGCTAATGGTGGTTGAAGTCTCAAACACCCTCGTACGAATACGCCGGATGATACGCTTTTCCGCCTTGGAAATTGCACGCTGCACCGATCCCTCGATAGGGCCGGGGCTGTACGCAGTCACCTGGGCCACTAGGTCTGTGCGATCCAGTGTATCAAGGCACTCACTTTGCAGTTTGGCGTAAGTATCTATTGCCATTAGATCATCGCCTTACGTTTGCCGATTTTACCGCCACCAGTGCGGAGATGCTTGTAATCAATGTCGTCTAGAAAACTGTTGTATTTATCCTGGTCGTACCACCCACCCTTGCTCGGGTCGTAACCAGCCTTACGCTTAAACTCGGTATCCATGATGGTCGGGACCTTGGCGATAACCGCTCCGTTTTTGGCCTTCTTCCATCCACCCTTGTCCTGCCACTCGTTAGCCTCACGCTTGTTAATCTCAAGCATTTGCCACGTTAGTTCGTCGGGTTGGGTCACGCGCACAGTGCAAAGCCCATCGTGGAATTTTACCCACTTGGTCTGCTGTGTGTACGGGTCATGCTCTAACACCGCCCACGTATCGTCACCCGTCCAATGTCTGCTCATATCATCCTCGAAAGGTGCGGAGAGGCCGAAGCCCCTCCGCGTTTCGCAATTATCAGGTTACACCGTACACAGCCGCGTGAGCGTCCGGAGCGGTCGGGGCAAGGGTGTATTCAGACACCACAAACTCAGATCGCGCGTCACCCGTGCGGGCAAGTTGGTTCACTTCGAACGAACGGAGCATCCCAATCGCCAAGCGTTCGGTATCAAGCAGGAACGCCGCCTGACGTAAGAACGTGCCGACTTGGATCGAAAGCTGACGGTTGACCACAACGTCCACCGTTCCGAAGTCGCTCATCCACTTATCAACCGTACCCACGGCCACGGCGGGGGAGTTGCCGTTCGCCATGTAACGAACGTCAGCGGTCGAGGGCGTTGCGGAGAACGCCAGGGCCGAGAACGCACGCTTCAAGCGCGGCGGGACTTCCAACATATTCGGCTGGCCGCCGTCATCAAACGCAAGCGTCTGAGCCGAGGCGAGTTGCTCATATGTCAGAGCCGTTGAGCCGGAGAACGCAGCCACCGCGCTAGAGCCGTTACCCGTAGCAGGGGCAGCGGACACAGCCGAGGCAACGCCGGTCACGTTCGTAATCCACGAGGGCAAGCCACCCAACAGACGGGTGGACGCTCCGCCTGTGTCGCTGGCCTTCGCTTGGTTGGAGTGCAACACAACTTCCATATCGCGGCGAAGTTCCAAGCCCTTCTTCATGCGAAGGCGGGTCAGTTCGTCGCTACGACCGGCAAGAGCGCCAGCAGCGCCCAAGGCCGTCATGGTGCCGGACACACCGTAGTCTTTCTCAGAAATCTGAAGGATATTGCCCAAACGGGTCGGGGCCGCAGCCGTCGAAACCGTAATGGCGTTACCTTCAGGAGCAGAATTGGTCGAGGACACAGCCAAGGTGTCACTCAGCCATTCGTGGTTGACCGCAGTCGCCTTCTCCTTGCGGGAGTTGGAAAACAGCGGGGTTTCTTCCGGCGAAATCGTCGTGATGATGTTGGACAAATCTTCGCGCGCGCCCGCAGTCAGCGGAACGGTCACGGTACCTACTACGGCTGGCATAGTCTTATCTCCTTGTCATGGGACGCCGCGCTGCTTGTTTCGCATTGAACAAGGCGACCGCGTCGTCAATTTTGCGGGTTTTGCCGAATTGCTCCTCATACAGCTTCACGCTTTGGGCTTGAGGGCTTGCGGCTGTCTTTGAGCCTGCCTTGGTTACGGGCGGTTTGCCTGAAAGTGCTTTTTGAACCACAGGTTTTTTGCCGTTAATCTCGTCGTAACGCCGCGCCTTGTCGAACACGACAATAAGGTTCGGGTCCGTGAGCTTATCAATGACTTCTGGCGAGTATCCGAGGGCTGCGCCGTATTCGTATACCTTGCCTAAGCCATCTTTCAGCTTTGCCTGATCCTTCCATTCAGGGACATAACGCCCTTCAAGAAAGTGGTCGTAAAAGCGTCGTTTCTGTATCGCAAACTCTTGCTGTTGAGCGCGCTGCATTTCGGCTCTAGCGTTTTCAACAGTTTTTTGCCGCGAGTTCCACCATGCGTGAATCTGGTTATATTCTTCCGGAGTACGTTCGCGGGCCAACTGGCCCCAATCCGGCTCTTTCTCTTGCAGGGCATCCAGATTTTGCAGCAAAGATTGAGCTTGCTGCGCCCATCCGGTTTTCTCGGAAACCAACGCCCGATATTCTTCCGCGATTTGCTGGGTCTTGCGGGTGTAGTCCTGTTGCCGCAGATAACCCTTCCGCGCTTCCTCGATTGAAACCTCAGACCCGTCAGGGAGAATAATCGCACGCGTGTCCGGCTCTTCCGGGGCGGCTTCTACTTCTTCCTCTTGGACTTCGGGTTCGCCCTCAGTTGCTTGGGCTTCCTCGCCTTCAAATAACTGTTCGTCAGTCTCATAGCCCTCAATCTCATCCTGCGGGAGTGAGGGTTGCACCTGATCCGCATTCGTCGCGTCCGGGTTCCTTGCGTTAAATGCCGCAAGCCCTTCTTCAATCGTGCGCGGAGCCTGTGAGTAGTTGCCAGTCCCGATGGGAGTGTTGGCAGTCGTCATTGAGTTAATTCCTTTTCATGTTGCGGAGTACTTAGAACACCCTGATTGCTCGCTCTTTCAGCGAGTTCGGGCGTCTAAATTCCTGCGACTGCTTGGCGGTTAAATCGCCCTGGACAATCGCTGTCTTTAAGTGGTTCTTCACCTTATCAATCACGTTGATGGCTTCGGCGTATCTGTACCGGCCCAGGTCGTCACCGGGCGCGCATTTGCGTAGCTGCGCCACGTATTCCGCCTGGACGTACTCGAACGCCTCTTTGAATATCGGGTCATTCAGCAGCTGCTTGGCCTTCTCGCCACGCTGCACGATATCGCCGGGGGTCATTTCTTTAGCCATTTACCACCACCGTTTGCTTTGAGTTGTTCGAGGATGGCTAGCGACAATTGCAATTGCGCCAACTTCATTTTGGCATCCATGACGCCGGAAAAACCTCGGGGAATTTCCTTTTTGGCGTCGGCAATAAGGGCTTTGACTTCATCTAGCATCAGATAATGTCCGCCATTAGTAAGAGTTTTATAATCTTCATCCGTCGCTTTTTTGCGATGTACCACTTTTCTCGTTCAGATGAAACTTTCCTGTTTCTGTGTGGATTTCCTATCCCACCGTCACGGCGTTTTGCGGGCGTCGGAGGTGTATCGCTACCCCACGAAACACCCCACGCCTGACCAAATGATGAACCCCAAGCATTTGCCATTATGGCCCCCACGGATCGCCAGCGGTGCCGCTACCAACAATCTCTTGCCCCTTGATATACTGGGTGTTGGCGTCGATCTTTCCGGCCACGGTAAACGTGAGGCTGTCAGTCTTGGCTTTGATTGCGGTCACGCCCGCGTTATCCGGGGCTGTATATCCTGCGGTCGCAAGCCTCGTGCTAACAGCCGCGTCCAGGGTCGAAAGGCCCAAGGCTGTGCCATCTGCCGGGTCAAAGGCCACAATCTGAAAACAAAACTCTGTCGCCACGGTCTTAGCCGTTGATACCGTGCCCTGCATCCGGATGAAGTGCTGCCCTGCCGCAAATCCGGTTGTGTCAATAGACCCGCCGTAGTGGCCCACCTTTGCGTTGACAATGGCGGGGGCGGTCAGGGTCGTGAACGTACCCGCCGGGTCTTCGCGTTCCGCCGCTGGCGAAGTCGGGTTCTCAATCGTGCCCGTATCGTTATGGAAGTTTGAACGATACTTGACCGTGGCCCCTGCCTTGTAAAACCCAAGGAAAATCATGCAGCAAACCCAAAGCCAACGGTGCGGCCCCAAATGCCGACAATGCTAGACGGCGGCGCGGGCAACAGTTCCCACCCCACATAGGGGAAGTCGGGGATGGTAAATGTCGTCAGGGCGAAATCCACGGCATTCAGCGCGGGTGGCGTGTACGAGGTCAGCCCGATCTCATAGGGCGTAATGTCCGGCGGGGTCGTAACCGTCAGCGCGAAGTCCACAGCATTTAGGGCGGGGGGGACATAAATGCTCATGACAGATACGGGCTTCCAGGCGCGGTGTAGTACGTCCCGCCCGCTTCATACTGCACAAACGCCGAGCCGACTTTGCCCGTCAGGATGCTAGAAGCCCAAGTCCCGCCCGCAGGTGTCGTTATGACTTCACGCAGGAACATATTGGCCCCTGCTACGTTGTCACTCTCCATGACCATAACCTTAGCGCCCGAAACGGGTGAGCCGCTGAGGGTCACGGTGCCAGAGATGGCAAAGGTGGACTTCTGATCTTCTTCAATAATAACCGAGGCCAGCCAGTTGTTAGCGATGGCCGGGTTAGACGTAACCGCAGCACCCACGATGCGGACCAACAGGCTTTCGCCGGGGCGCAGCTTTAACTCCTTGCCTGTGTCTTTGATAAGGGTCGGTAACACGATACCGTAGTCCGTTATAACCTGCTCAACTGCCGTATGCAGCCGGGTCACATACTCTTGCCATATCGTATCCCCGGCATTGGCTGTAATGGGGCTTCCCTCTGCCATAGCCGAGCGAATGACGACGAACGGGTCCGAGGTCTGCGCCGTGTTAAACGCAGCCTTGTCCAGCTTTACACCGCCCGAGATGCTCGTAGCCCGCGACACTTTGACCTGCGGCATGACGGTAGTTAACGCCGTGGTCGGGTCCATTTGAATGACCAACCCGCGCACGTTTACATCCACCCGCGAACCGATTTGGTTCTCGATGGTCAGTAGGTTTTGTGTCGTGGCGTCATTGCCGAATACGATAGGGACTTGCGCGCCACCTCGGAAGGTGACGGCCATTTAATCTTCTTCCCAAACGATATTAGCAATCCAGTGGTTAGTTGCCGGGTTAGACGCACCCGCCGAGGCCACAACCTGTACCAATAGGGCTTGGTTCTGGCGAAGGATGATGCCCTGCGTCTCGCAGAACGCCGGTACTACTAGGCTCTCAAAGGCAAGGACTTGGCCCACAACCGTATGCATACGCATATTGTATTCTTGCCAAATGGTCGTTCCTGCCGTGGCCGTGATGGCCGTCGCAACGCCGCCGTCTGAAGCGGTGCCGCCGCGGACAATGGTATTGGCGTTTGACGCGTTGGTCGTATCGAACTGCCCTTTGTTGAGCGTCGTGCCGCCCGTAGGAACCCCAGTCGCCCGCGAGAGTTTAATCTGAGGCTGGACGGACGTTAAAACCGCAGTCGCGTCCAACTCAACGTGCAGCGCCCTAACCGTCACCAGCTTGGTCGCGTCGATGTTCTCAATCGTAAACAAGTTCTGAGGCGTTGCCGCTGTGCCCAAGGTGCGGAAAGAAGCGGCGGAAAAGTAACCGGCCATTAATTAGTCCTTTCAATTCGCAAGCCGTTAGGCTCGCCATTTCGGTCGTATGTGATAACGCGGGGAGAAATCAGCGCGGAATACAAGGCCCGCTGAGACGCCGCCAACTTGTCAATGGACGAGACAATGGCCGACAGGTCCGTCCTTTCAATCGATGCAATGGAGGATGCAATGCTGCTTAAATCAGCCCGCAGCGCCCTAATCTCATTCACCGCATTCAGGCCCGCAATCATCTTGGCGATGGTTTCGAGGGGTTTGGTATAGTCCGCCTCGTCCTTCTCAATCTCGGGCTTGTTAACAGCTTGCTCAATGACCTGAGCAATCGCCTTGACCGCACTAAACAGGCGCGCGTCAAAGTATTCAGCCTCTACAGGCCGGTCGATTTCTTCTTCGCTGAGTTGGTCCAGAACGCTTAGATATTTACTGGATTTGGGCATTTTGGGCCTTCGGCTTAGTCGCCTGTTTCAGTCTGATTTTCTCAGCTAGATCGGCTTCGCGTTCGGCCAGGTCAATTTTCTGTTCATGCTCCGCACGCTTCAAGCCAAGTTCAATCATCGCCACGCGTTCTTTTGTGGCAATGTCCGCCTCAGCCTGGATGCGCTCAATGTCGGCTTTGTTCTTCGCGGACTGTTGCTCCAGAATGGCCTGTAACTGAGCATCCTCGCGCTTTTGCTCGCGGTCGAATTGCGCCTGTTGAGCCTGGATCGCCAATTGCCCCTTGATCTTGACCATCTCGGGGTCCTCTTTTTCCTCTTGCGGAGGGGGCTGCCAGTCGGCGGGAATTGGCTTGAAGTACTGTTCGCCGTTCTCAAAGCCGATGGTCTCAACCATTTTGACAAGGGCTTGGGAGTACATCGGCAGGGACACAATGGGGTTGTTCATACCAAGCTTCTGAAGGATTTCCTCCATCTTGCCGAGTACGAGAGTGCCCATCTGCAAGTCGCGCTCGCGGTTTCCCGTACCGAGGCCGGTGTTAACCGTGACGTCCCAGTCTTCCAACTCAGCCCACGCGCGCGGGTCAACTTGGCGCATACTTCCATTCATTTTGACGATGCGCGCGAAGTTCTGGTGGCGCTTGGCAATGCGAAGGATGCCCCGGCCTAGCTTTCTAAAACCACCCGAAGCCCAGTTGCGGGCGATGGTTTCCATCTTAAGCTTGGCCGCGCTGTCTTGAAGCTTCGCAGCCGTGGCGGATTGGTTCTGTAGGACTTCGGGGTCAAGGCCGAGTGAGTTGCGTCCCGAGCCGGTGCGGTTTTCCGCTTGCATATCCCAGTACTGCATCAGGGCAAGGCTCTCGCCCGCCATGAAGGGGATAGCGACGGACTGGACGGCACCCAACGCCTTAACCGGGATTAACCCACCCGGCGATTTGTTCTGCACATACGGGATGCCCGCATCTTCGCCAAGAAGCTGCTGGACTACGACTTCCTGTTGGGGCGAGTTCGTCAGGTAGATGTTGTCCATCGTCTGACGCGCGAGGACCGTTTGAACCCGTTGGATTTCGATTAGGTCATCAGCCGGGCAGCGGCCAAAGAACAGGTGGGGCAACGGCACAGAGCAGAAGTCTGCAAAGTAAAACTCGTCCTCGAACGGTTTAAACTTCAGGACTTCAATGCTCGCTTGCCACCCACCGGCTACAAAGTACCATTCCTTGATCCCGGTCCCGTCCGCGTCGCACATAACCGTCCCATAGTGAACGGCGACCTTGCGCATCATTGGATCGGTCGAGGGTTGAGTAAACCCTTCAACCATCGGCTGACGGATTTGTGCCTCTTGGTTATTCTGCCACTCGTTATAGCTTGGCAGTCTCATCACCTTGTCGGGGTCGTAACCCTCGGCAATCAGTTCGCCTACGTATTTGTACGTGCGGTGCGATTTAAGCCGGGCGGTTTCCAGTGATCGAGCGTCACGAGAAATCACAAATTCCTCGGGCGGGAGGACTTCGATCTCAATGGAGGATTTATCTACAGTACGGCGGGCGCTGACCTGAATAGCCCCTGGCGCTTCCGTGAACCCTGTAATCTCCACACCCTCTTGCATGAGGCCCGCACCCAAAGCCATGAGTTCGTCTTGGCTCTGGACGGTGTAAACAAAGTCCTCAGTCTCTTTCTTCTCAGACCAATAGGCTTTGACGACGCCCACTTTGTTCACAAGGCCGTCGAAACCCCACCCATTAGCAATGTGCTCAATGTTGTTGTCGCTGCGCAGAATGACTTGGTTAACGTAGTCCGTCGCCTCACGGGCCGCGTCCTCGTCATTGATGCCTTTGGCGACGTATTCGATAACCTTCTTGCCCGAAACAACCGTACGCAAGAGGCTCGGCAGCATGAAGCCCACGTAATCGGCAATCACTCGAATACACACACCCGAGCGCCCATCAACCGGCGGAACGTCAGGCATTTCGCCTAGGAAATACTGATAATTCAGTTCACGATCCGGCGCTATTTCGCTGTCGATGTAGTTCAGCGCGTCTTGGATTTCGGTGCTGATAAACGTGCGAACGTCCTCATCCGACATCCCACCCGTTGGCAGTTGATCGGGCTGCGGATTAGCCTCGTCAATAACACCGCTTTTCGGCTTTACAGCTTCATTTATAATCATACCAGCCCCGGCATACGGTATTCAGCTAGGCCCTTAATCAGGGCGGGTTTAGTCACGGCATGGCGCATCATCATCAGCGCGTAACGGGTCGCGGCCATGAGGTCATCGCCCTCTTTCACGATCTGGCCGTCCTTGCGGTGATACAGGCGAAATTCCTCCCACCAATCATTCAGATGTTCGGCAACCTTGAGCCGTCCGGTTTTCATGCGGTCCAGCATCTCGGTTACGCCCGCTTCAACACCATTGGTCCCATCGGGGAACGTCGCGCGGTCGGGGAGCATCTTTACGCCGTGGGTCCGGTACTGCTCGGCAATCTGTTCGCCCGAACCCTTATCGTGCTGTAAGCCGTCATGGGGCCATGCAACGGGTATCCAGTCGCCACGTTGTTTGATGGCTGCGGCATGGATGACGGGGGTTTGTTCCTTCACGCGGTAACAATCGGTTATGTGAACAATGTCGGCGTCCCGATCCCAAGCAAGCCATACGGCGGCGGTCGGGTGGTCCCACCCTATATCTAGGCCCACAATGCGCGGCCAATGGTGCGGGATTTGGGGCTGTAGTTCCTTGACGCTTTCCTCTGTGACCGGGAACACACGGCCTGAGCCTAGCACCGGGATACCCTTGGCGCGGGCTTCGCGCTCATGCTCGGGATACCCGGCAATAATGCGGGCCCGTTCTTCCGGCGTGTAATGCTCGGCGTCCTCGATGGTCATTTGGGTTATGTGCCGGTCGGGCGACTTGTCCAAAACAAACCTCTTTACGACTTCGCTCATGCCCTTAAGCGGGGTGAACGTCATCCAAACAATGCCTTTGGTGGCGTTGGTACGGGTCACGCCCTCGGTGTAAATGTCTGCCGGGGGTTCTTCGTCAAACCACACCCAATCAAGCGTTTCGGCTTGCCACTTCTCACGGCCCTTCTCATAGGACTTAAGACCGATGCGAGACACGCCGCCGGACTTGTGCTGCACCTCGATAGTGTCCAATAGGTCCGCAATGCCTCGGGACGTTGAGTGGCCGACAATCGACGCGAACGGAATGGACCCGGTGCCAAACTCTCCGGGCCGTCCCATCAATACGCGCTGCACACTGTCTCGCACCGTCTCTCCCGTTACGCCCGCAGCCCAACCAATCGTGGGCTTGTCAAACCGCTTACCCGTCCACCATTCGGGGTATAATCCCGTCGCATGTATCGCCGCCTCAAAGCCGCCCGCAATCGTTTTTCCGAGTTGATTGCCTGCCATGAAAAGGCGCTCACGATGCAAGCCCCCGGCGTGGAATTCCTTCTGTTTAGTGTAAGGCCGATACCTCTCCAGCTTCCGCGTGTCGATCCGGC